CTGATATCTCAGATGTTAGTTGACGATTGATCGCATATGAAGGATATGAAACGGCTTGGGGTGTGTAGTTTATATAGGGAGGTGTTCCTGTATTCGCTGAAGGCGAGGCGGGCGGCAGCTGCGCCTTCGTGGCAGATTGTAGATCGTAGGCTGCACTCGTAGGTGTTGACGGTGACAGTGGTCCAAAAGAGAGAGCCTGAGCAAACTCGGATAAGGTAGGAAATCCTCCACGTTGCTTTCTTCGTCTACGGGTGCCACCTACCTTATTTGAGCCGGTAGACGTATAGACTGTCGGCGTAATATTCTCTTTTCCACACTGTGTCGGGAAAAACGAGTCCTGGTTTATTTTATTGTAAAAACTGAATCCTGAACCTATGTATTCGGGGAAATTTCCATAGGGTGTCTCATATGATCCGGGGCGAGTCTGAAAATCAAGAGGAGCGCCACTTAGGGGTGCCTGACCTCCAGATTGTTTCTTACCTTTTTTGTTCTTTCGGGTTGATTGCTTTTGTTTTGATTGGAAATCTATGTAACCTTGGGCGGCAGTTGTGTCTATATCGTTATAGAAGACCTTTTTCCATTCTTTCTGAAAAGATGCAACTTGTTTACTTTTGTCTTTTTCTGAGTTAACAAGCAACTTTGTAAAGTGTTCCATGTGATCAAATGATTTCCTAAGTTGGGGAATCGTTTGAACGCCTTTTTTGTGTTTAAGAGTTGTACTCTTCTTCATCTATTTACTATTGAGAATCAATTATAATAGCGGAGGTGAGAAGGGATTTCTATTCCTATTTCCACGTCCATTTCCATTGCCATTGCCATTATTGTTAATGTTGTTGTTGTTGTTATTATTATTTAAAGCATTCGGTTGATTTGTAGTATTTACCTTGATATTCGCCACAGGCGCAGCCGCCCGTATAGCATTATTCACTCCCTCTGTAATCACATTTGTAGCAGTCTCGGGAGGAGGTAAATTTATTGTATTTACTTTTACATTTGGTGCAGAAGATGTGGCGCCGGAAGGTAATAAATAAGTCAAGTACATGATTATCATTAGAATGACAACTCCAATCATGATATAGGGAGCAAACGCTACAAGCCCGAGTTGCCATGTGCTTGCTTTGTATTCATTTTGAAACAAAGTGTAATGATTATACATGCCGATTGTTAAGAGAACAAGCGATACAATAGCTAAGACAAGTGGTCCAAAGCGAGGTATAACAAAAAATACGATTGCTGCAGCAATAAGTAAAAATAGGATTGACGGTAGGAAAAACTCCATTTACTATTTTCTTAGATTTTATCCATGAGATCTTTCTGTGTCAGAAAGTGCTTTCGGCAACAGAGTCTTTTTAAACCCAGTTCATCTAGAACTCGCCCCTCGGGGGTGTCGGGCAGAGTTACACCGTCCATGTAGAATGGCACTTCAGCATTCTCGCCCTTAAGCTGTCGAAGACGCTCCTGGTAATATCTCCACTTATCGGCAAGGATTTTCCCACAATTCATACAAAGGACAACAGTGATCATTCTATATGTAGTTATAATATTGCTTTAAGAATCAAATTTTATTTTTTATTTTTTTGTAAAATTGATTTTTACTTTATTCATAATGATTGTTAGATATCATGTATCGTATCATGTGGTCAATGTCGAATGGAGATACTGGAAATGGAGAGTATTGTCTAACTCTTGAAGCAGCTGAATCGTGGCTTAAGTATCTGGAAAGGAAGTATCCGGATATGAAACATTGGTTAGATCTGCGCGTCTAAAATATAGTTTGAACTTCCAATTGGTGTAATAGAAGATGTCATCTGTATTGAACTTGAGTGGTTTGAATTACCAGAATGGAAATCCCCTTCGGCGTGAGATTGTTGCATTAAAGAGCGATGTTGAGGCTTTGAAGAAGGAGCTGGTGGCTTTGAAGTTTTTTCGTCCCATGACGGCTCCTATTATGGGTGCTCCTGTTGCCGGTCCTCCGGGTCCTGCCGGTCCTGCCGGTCCTCAGGGACCTGCCGGTCCGCCTGGACCTCAAGGTCCAGTGATGTACGTACAGCCTGTGGCGCAGCCCATGCAGCAACAGCAACAGCAGTCCCAACAACAGGTGCAACAGCAGCCCATGCAGCAACAGCAACCGCAACAACAACAGCAGCAACAGCCCATGCAACAGCAACAGCAACAGCAAAACATGGCTGTTGCTCCTGCTCCTCTCTCGGCTCTTGCTCCTCTCTCAGCATCTGCATCTATCTTTTAATCATCCTGTAAATGTTTCCGAACACCGCGCACCATCGCCTCCGAAACAACCATATTTTCATTAATCTGAATCGCATGTATAATTCTCTTCAAAGGTATGTTCGGGTGTTCCCGTAGATACCTTTCAATAACCGGTCGTTTTTCATCTCTTATCATCACCTTAGATGATGTAGTTGTCGTGAAGGATCGCGCCTCACCATCGCTCGTCTGCTGAACCGGTCCAATCTCAAATAGACCCGCATGTAGATCATCGTGGCACTTTTCACAAAGAACAGCCAGATTCCGCAGGTCATTTTGATGTGTGCCATCGGCAAAACGCCCTTTTGCGTCTGAGGTCGCGCGATGCTGTACATGATGAATTTCCAGGTCCTTCACCTTCGGAGAATCGCATTTCTCGCACCGTTTCGCTACAATCGACGCGTTCCAATGACTCGGCGCCACTTCCGAATAATTCGGTTCATCTTCCAGTTTCCGCCTGAAGGCGAGCGCGGCATCAACGATGTCTATCGGAATGTGCATGGCTCTAGCAACTTCGATACCATATAATGTCGTCCCAGGACCTTTATGTAATGTTCTGTCATAGACGAGACGATCATTTACAATATCGTAATGACACTGTAAATGCCAGACACCAAGACCAGGAAAATCCGATAACTTATGTAATCCGTGGAGATGCGTGGCAAAGACAAATCGTGTCTTAACTCGTGTAAGATATTGGATACCCGCTGCGACCAGACTCGTGGCACTAACACTCTCCGTGCCACTACAGAGTTCATCGCCTAGGACGAGGCTATAAGGATCTGCCTTGGCAAAAATATCGCGGAGCTCCGACATTTCCACCGCGAATGAAGAGAGCCCAGCCCACAAATTGTCCTGATTCAAGATGCGCGTGAGTAGTGATTTGAACGGGGCGATTTTGAAAGTTGTCGCCGGAACATAACAGCCTGCTTGTGCCAGCAAGGCGGCAATACCAATTGACTTCATGAGGGATGACTTGCCTGAGGCGTTCATTCCATAGAGAAGCCAGCCAAGATCATCGGCTTCCTGAAAACCCAGAGACACATCATGTTTTACATATTCTACGCGGGTCTGTATTGATTCTAAGAGCGGATGACGAAGACCCGTCGCCTGGAAACCCGAGTTATCCTGTCGCTGTACGATTGTCGGGCGACAATAGCCCCGTTGCTTGGAGACTTTCGCCAATGTCAAATTACAATCAACCTTTCCAGTCCAATCTTCCAAGGTAGACCACATACTTTCACCAAGTGTCGCAAGCTGTTTACAAATAGAAGGAAGTTCCTTCTCTGTAGTTTTTAGTAAATTCGCATGAAGCCATGTATAGTGTGCCGATAATTCATTGAGTTTACTGCATTCTAGTTGCGAACGACTTGAGGCGCGAATATGAACTTGAATACCATGAATATTTTCACAGGTAGTAAGTTTCTTCTTAATTAAATTTGCCGTTGTCTTTGTCATGGTGGCTTGAAGAAACTGCTGATCGCGTCCCTCCAAGCGAATGGCTTCTTCGGGTAGACCAACCCATCGTCTCAGAATCTCAATTGTTTCATTCGCCGAATTGACACAGGCTGCAAGTTTGTCTTCACATTCTTTTGTAAGCGGTGCCACAGTATCTTGTAAAAATGACACTTCGCCGTCACGAATAGACCGCTCCGCCTTCTGAATATCAAAGAGCGTGTGAAAAAGTGCCATATATTCATCAAGTTCTGTTTGCCACGGTTGAAAACTGAAGGGACTCTTATTAAGCAAATCAATGAGTTTTACTATACATTGATACGACTGATTCAGATTCAAAATATCGGACGCTGAGCAACTGTAGATCATACAGTTCCGGTGAAGGCGCGAAATATCGAACATTAATCTGAGGTTGGTCTCAACATGCTTCTGAAGCTCCGGATCAATCTGGTAAAAATAGTCAACTTCCTTCAGCCTCTGTTCAATGCGCTTAGCATTCGACGAAGGATGAAGAAGACGAAGACGCATAGATCGCTTACCAAGGGCTGTAATGGTTCTTTGAAATAATGTATATACTGAATCTTCCGGTCCTGTGGATACAAAGTTTAATTGAACAAGAGAATGGTTTCCAAGGTAGACACCATCCCCAGGAGTCCATTGACTATGGCTATTCAGATTCTTTACGGCGCTAGGAATATGTTCCTTGGCAAAAGTCAAAAGAGAGGTGAGACACCGTTCAACTTTTTCCTTGTCCTGGACTCCAATAAATTCCCGAACGGAAAGAAGTCCGTGGTCTGAAAAAAATTCCTTTAAACATTCTGCACGGACCGTGGGATTTTCCAGAGGACCAAGTTCATCTGCATTTGCCAGTTTTCTGTGAATTGGTCCAGAAGGAAGTTCCAGAGTTTTCCTCAAGAAACTTTCAGTCGGACATGTGAAACCGTCCCCGCGCCAAAAGACGAGAAGTTCCTTCGGTCTGTAAATCTGGAAAAAGTTTACCAATTCATCGGCGGTCCAGGAGTCGGGGAATCCGCGGCTCTTTCCTTCAAACGATTGGAGAGCACCCGTAGTTAAATCCAGGACTGCCGCAGCAAATGTTGGTGGGGCTCTTTGATTCAGAGATCCTTCCTCTAACCAAAGCGCTGCGAGATAGGGCGGCTCTGAGCCGGCGGATTCAATATGTGTGCCGGGTGAGAAGATTCGGCTGACCGGTCTCCCTGTCACGGCGCCTTTTTCATCTTTTTCCTGACAGGCGACGACAACAGTCCAGTTCTCTCGTGTAAGAATTGTGGCATACTTCTGAAGAGCAATTTCTGGGATTCCCGCGAAATAGCAGTCTTCGCCCTTCGGTCCATCGCCCTTTTTGACTGTGAGCGCAATTCCGAGAATTTCCACGGCTTGTTTAACATTTGTTTGTCCTTCCTGTGTTTCTTTGTCCAGTATATCATACAGTTCGAAGAACTTGCCCACAAGCATAAAAAAACAGGTTTGTTCGCCATAAATTGTTTTGAATTTTTTCCATTCGCTGATGTACTTTTGGTACATGGTCATCTTTCTTACTGGAATTTAGTGTTTAGGGTTTAGGCTTTTAGTTTACAAATGGAGGATAGTTTATATATATTTCATCATTATCAGTATTTTTCATATCAAGTATACCTGGTATTGGCTCTTTGTTTAGTTCAGGAATAAAATACTTTTTATGTAAATATGTACATTCAAATATATTTGGAATCCTAACTCCACCGTGGATTCGTAGACCACAGCAGTTATTTCCATGAAAATGGATTAAATAGTGATTCTTATTTATTTTATTAAAGACATCAACTTCATTATCAGAAAATGGATTATGAAATTCAACTACAATCTGCTCAAACTTATTTATTTGCTCATCATGTAAACTTTTTATCCAAGGTATTTCTCCTCCTTCTATGTCCATTTTAACAAAAATAGATTCATTCATATCGATTATATCATGTAAGTTTGTTGTCTCTTCATTGTTTTCAAATCCAATATTTTTCTTAATAAAATGTATCTTTGCGTTTTCTTTTGGTAGTTGTAGTATTGTTCCATCAAAAGCAAACACTTGGGCAGAAGGATATTTTACCATGAAGTTTTCTTCAAATGAAATATCAGATTCTATACCACCAGCAAGCAAAGTTGTATAGTGTGCATTTGGTACATCAGCAATAATATATCCGCCGTCATTATCTTTTCCTATGCGTATTTTGGAAAATGGAGATTTATAGACTGTTAAAACGTTGGGATTCATACTGGTATTAGTATGAATACGATTTTAGGCTTTATTATTTTCACGCTCATATTCTGAGGTTTCTTCATACATAGCTGAACTTATATCTTCACACCAATTATCAAATTCGCCAATTTGTTGTTCAATAAATTTTTCCGTAAAATCAAGAAGTTCATCCAACTCATAATCTTGTTTAAATGAAATAAATGCTCTTATCGCATATAAAAGATTCGTACCCGCAAAAAATAACTGACTATTTATTTCAGGATTCATATATTTTTCAAATTGTTCCTTAAATTTATTTTGATATCCATATCCAAATACCATATCGGCTTCACACTCTAACCACATATCAAACATTTGTTCATGGTTTTTAATTATACAATCTTTACAATGTTTAATTAAAGACCATTCAACAATTTCTAATCTTTCTTCGTAAGACATATACTGTAAATACAAATTATGGTTTAGGCACGCTCAAAATGTGCTCTGCGTCTTAAACCCTCTTTAGAAAGTGCATCTGCCTTCTGATTGAAATCACGATACACATGTTTAATTGCGACAAAGTCAAAATGTTTCAGAAGATCCTGCGCTTTTTCCCAGTGCGTTCGCATACGCATATCCTTGACTTGCCACCTTTTTGCCATTTGTAAAATAACAAGTTGTGAATCACCTTCAATAAGGAGAGCCTTACAGCCTTTTTTCTTCGCAAGTTCCAAGCCATAAATTAAACCTGTGTACTCTGCGACATTATTTGTGGCTAGAGGTAGATAAATTCCACCCTCTGCTAAAACGGGACTATTTGAGTCATGTGTTGTGTAGACGACAGCCGCACCACAGGACTGACCGGGGTTAGGATCAGATGCACCATCAAATTGTACAAGTACTGGATCTTTACATGCAGCTTTTGATCCTTTGAGAAAGTAATAATTTGTGAGTTCAACAGGAATGGTTGGTGCTAGTAATGTAGTTTCTTCGCTATTTCCATTTCCATTCCCAACGCGTTTGAAAAAATCTAAAAGATCCATTACAGTGTAATATATCTTCTTATATCTGTCAATTTTACTAACCACCACGCAGCGCAAGAACAAGATAAATAGTGTCTCCACTCTTTATCTTAGTCTTATCAAATGTATCTGTAAAATTTATCTGACTTCCACTATGAATCATTCGTATCTGACTGGCGTCAATACCTTCTGATTCCATGACCTTATCTCTCAAGATGCTCAGTGACTCGGTCGGCTCTATTTCAAACTGTACCCTTCTGCCTGTCAGAGTTTTTACGTAAATCTGCATTGTGTTGACTTAGGTATTGTATGGATTAAATTCAATTTTTGCGTGTCATAGTACGACGGACGCGTTTATTTCTTGTCTTTTTGTTTCTTCTTTTTCCGCCCAATACAGGTCCATTACTTTCAAGTCGCAGTCCTCTGTTAAATTTAAAAGATAAGTTTTCTACATTATTTAGAGGATAATCTAAAGCAAGATAATGAACAATATGATTTTCTGTATTTATATTAAAGTGTATGGGAACGTCTAAAATAGGCAAAGTTTCTTGTTTTGTACCTGATGCTTGTTCTGTACCAAATGTTTTTATTGCTTCTTTCATAAGTTGTTTCTCAAGCTTTTCTACTTTATATTCTTTATTATCAAGAGGATATTGTATATTGTTATAATATGAATAATATGTATTATCATTCTTTTTCACAATTGGATATAAACCAGAATAAATTGCAGAACCATTTATATTTCCGTGCACAGATCCCATTGCTATTTCATTAAAGTCGGGGCTACTCATGATTTTTCTCCAAGGAAATAAAAATGGACCATAATTATCTTCATAGAAAAAATCTTGCCCGCCACATGTGTAAAAACACATAGCATGACCATCTTTACCTATATCAACATTAATTAAAACAGCACGTATAATTTTTAATTTTATTTCATCATTAAAAAGTTCTTTAAATTGTATAGGAGTCAAAGGAATAGAAGGATAATGAAATTCACCTATCTTAGTACTCACACTAAAGATAGGAAGTTTTCCATGTAATAACATACCTATCTGATTCTTGTAATAAGTAGTTGGAACTATTATTTGTTTATTAAAAAAAACATTTGTATATACACCACACAAGAACATTATATCATATATACTTGCACCCTTTACTTCAAGTAATTTGTAATTTGTTGTAGAAAATAAAGTTCCTGAGCCTTTTCCAAATACCGCCCCTTTAATGGCGTTTCTCCCTTCTACATGAATCGCGTGTATTATTTTTTTTGTGGGGCATGTTTCTGAATTTTCACTACTTAATGAATTTCTTCTTTTAGATTCTGTAGTATAATGGCGTATAAATCTATTTTGAAGTGCTTTAAAATATAATATGAACTGAGTTTTTAAATGTTCTGGTACAGCTTTATAACCAAGTCTAGGTAAATATATATTATTATATAAGATAACTATATTATTTAATTGTTCATCTGTAATAAATGTATTATCTATTACACTATTAGCTAACTTTTTTTGTATAACTTCTTTTAAACCATCACTAAACAAAAATACCATTTGTGTAGCATCATTCCAGCATTCTCCGCTATGTTGATAGAATCCTTCACTATCACATAATGCTCCTTTATAAATATTTTTAATATGTAAAATTGCATTTTTTTCCTCATTACTTGAATTTGAATTTTCATTATTTTCCCATTTTGGCATTGGTATTTTTCCTAAACGTATATTTTTTCCAAGAATTTCATGTTCCTTTGCATTATTTTCTCGTTTTACTCCTTTCCCATGATTTGAAACATAAAGCGGGTTTCTTAATTCGTA